CTCATTTGGACAATAAAACCCCCTCTGGGCCGAATCAGCAAATATTGAAGGAATCACCAAATGGCAGGCGTAAAGGGCAAAAGCGGGGGGCCACGCAAGAACAGTGGCGGCGCTCGCCCTGGCGCTGGCCGTAAGCCTCAATCGCAAGAGGAAAAGCTGACGATTGCCACAAATGGCGCTCAGACTCCGCTTGAGTTTTTGCTGTCCGTGATGAACGACAACGAGATTGAAGACCGTCTTCGCTTGGATGCCGCAAAAACTGCTGCCCAATACTGCCACCTGAAAAAAGGTGACGGCGGGGTGAAGGACGAAAAGCAGGAAGCTGCGAAGAAGGCTGGCGCTGGCAAGTTTGGCGCTGCTGCACCGCCTTTGCGTGTGGTGAATGGACGTTGAATATTCCACGGCCTGCTTAGATTGGGCAGACCGGATCAGGACAGGCAAGTCAATCATTCCCCCGCCAATCTTCCCTGATGAAGCGGCGGCGGCTGTGGCTGTCATGCGTGAACTGCGCATTGTGGACGCACCAGGAAGCCCCACAATGGGCGAGGCGTGCGCTCCTTGGGTGTTTGAGTTAGCGGCTGCCATCTTCGGATCATACGACTCGGAAAGTGGGCGTCGGCTGATCAAGGAAGTATTCGTACTGGTCAGCAAAAAGAACAGCAAAAGCACGGTGGCCGGGGCCATCATGCTGACGGCGATGGTTCGTAACTGGCGTCAATCGGCGCAGTTTGTGATTCTCTCGCCCACGGTTGAAGTCGCCACGAACAGCTTTTCACCGGCGCGCGACATGGTGGCAAAGGATGAAGAGCTTGATGCGCTGTTGCACGTCCAGAGCCACGTCAAAACCATCACGCACCGAGAAAGCAACGCGACACTGAAAGTATTGGCGGCAGACAGCAACACCGTCGGCGGCTTGAAAGCAGTCGGTGTGCTGGTCGATGAATTGCACTTGTTTGGCAAAGTTGCATCGGCTGAGAACATGTTTCGTGAGGCATTCGGTGGGCTGGCATCACGGCCCGAGGGCTTCATCATCTACCTGACCACTCAGAGTGATGAACCTCCATCCGGCGTATTCAAGCAAAAACTGGAATACGCAAGGGCGGTACGTGACGGAAAGATCATCGACAAAGGTTTTTTGCCCGTGATCTTTGAGCACCCCGACGACATGGTGGCATCCGGTGAAAACTTGCTGCTTGAAAACATGTGGATGACGAACCCGAACATGGGGTTTTCGGTTGATCAGGAATTCCTTGAGCGCGAGTTCAAGAAAGCAGAAATGGCAGGTGGTGACTCATTCCGTGGCTTCATGGCGAAACATGGCAATGTTGAAATCGGCATGAATCTCCGTTCTGACCGCTGGGCCGGTGCTGATTTTTGGGAAGCACAAGCCAAGGCGCCAGGACTCACGCTAGATCAATTGCTGGACCGCTGCGAAGTTGTCGATATTGGCATTGACGGCGGCGGTCTTGATGACTTGCTGGGCCTTGCTGTAGTTGGTCGTGACAGCGAAACCCGCGAATGGCTGGCCTGGACGCATGCATGGGCACACCCAAGCGTGCTTGAGCGGCGCAAATCAGAGGCGGCACGCTTCAAAGACTTTGAGAAAGACGGCGATTTAACGCTGGTCAAGCAGATCGGTGACGACGTTTACCAAGTCGCTGAAATCTGCGCCCGCTGCGAGGCATCCGGCTTGCTTGACAAGATCGGCGCTGACCCGGCTGGTTTGGGCGGAATTTTGGAAGCCTTGACACAAGCCGAGATACCCGAAGACAAGGTGATCGGAATTTCGCAGGGCTGGAAAATGACAGGCGCAATAAAAACGACAGAGCGCAAATTGGCTGAAGGTGGATTGATCCACGGCGGGCAGCCCATGATGAACTGGTGCGCAGGCAATGCCAAAGTGGAACCGCGCGGTAACGCAGTCATCATCACAAAACAATCGGCAGGGTTTGCCAAGATCGACCCGCTGATGGCACTTTTTAACGCGGTCACATTGATGGCGCTTAACCCGGAATCTGCCGGGAAATCATTCTGGGAACAACAATGAAACACCTAACCTCAATCCTGCCGGACGCGCTGATGATCGGCGGGGCCGCTGCATTGTCGTATGGGGCGTCATTGGTGTATTTCCCTGCCGGCTTCATCGTGGCTGGCCTGCTGCTGACGGCGGCTGGCGTACTCACGGCACGGGTGGCTAAATAATGGGCTTCCTGAGTCGCGCCATTGCCGAGCAGAAAAGCTACAGCACATTGGATTTGCTCAAAGAGATATATGGCGGCAAGTCAACGTCAAGCGGCCAAACCGTCACGGTAGCGACAGCAATTGAAGTCTCTGCCGTGTTCGCCTGCAATCGGGTGATCGGCAACGGCATGGCACAAGTGCCATTGAAGCTGATGCGCGAGTCTGCCAATGGTAGAAACAAACTGCCAGCCAAAGACCATGCGTTATACAAAGTTTTGAATATCAAGCCGAACCGCTGGCAGACAAGTTTCCAGTGGCGGCAAATGGTTTCGTGGCATGTTGAACTGTGTGGCAACCACTTTTCGTTCATCAATCGCGTGTTTGGCAACATCAAAGAGCTTTACCCATTCCAGCCCAGACAAGTCGAAGTTATTGACCTCGACAACGGCGATTTTGCCTACGATGTGACGGCCAAAAATGGAAGCAAGAAACGCTATCCGCAAGAATCCATCTTGCACATTCGCGGCCCGTCGTGGGATGGCATATCCGGCCTTGAAGTAGTCAAAATCGCCCGCGAAGCAGTCGGTTTGTCGCTGGCCTCCGAAAAATCAGCCGCCAGCCTGCATAAAAACGGCGTGCAAGCATCCGGCGTCTATTCGATTGACGGCACACTGAACAAAGAGCAGCAAGACAAGCTATCCGAGTGGATAGAAAAGAACATGGCCGGGTCTGAAAACGCCGGTAAACCGCTGATTCTTGACCGTGCTGCCAAGTGGATCAGCACGCAAATGACAGGCATCGATGCCCAGGCTTTAGAGACTCGAAAAAACCAGATTGAGGAAGTGTGCCGTTTCCACGGCGTCATGCCAATCATGGCGGGCTACAGCGACAAAGCCGCCACGTATGCATCAGCAGAGCAGATGTTTTTGGCTCATATCCAGCATTGTCTCGCGCCCAGGTGGACCAATTACGAGCAAACCTTCGACGCCATGCTGTTGACGGAAAAAGAGCGTGATTCCGGCTTGTTCACCAATTTCACCGAAGAAGGCATGTTGCGTGGCTCGATTGTGGACACCAAAGACGTGTTACTGGGCTACACCAATGGCGGATTGATGACACCAAACGAGGCACGATCAAAACTCGACCTCAATCCAGATTCAGATCCAGCCAGCGACAAACTTCGCATCCCGGCCAACATAGTGGGTTCAATTCCAAGTGGAAATGCACCAGAAAAACAAACAACTCAATAGCGGTAGCTGTTAAAATAGGCGAGCCGGTAAAGCTCTTGCAAAGCGATACCGGCTCTAAGCAAACAACCTCTATGAAAGGTCATCATGCCTAACGAAATTTTATCACCCGGCTTCTTGTATCGCCTAACATTTCCAAATGGCAAGGTTTATATCGGAATTACAAGCCGAACCGTAGAGCGGAGATTTGCCGAGCATTGCAAGAACGCGACAGCGGGCAGGCCACAAGCTGTGAGTCGGGCAATCGCGAAGTACGGGGCCACCGCTGTGATGGTTGAAACGCTTGTTGCTGCCCCGTGGGCCTACTTGGTCGAGCTTGAGCGGCGTGCCATATCGCACTTCGGAACGATGGGGGATGGCGGGTATAACCTCACCCTTGGCGGCGAAGGTGTTTTGGGATTGATTGCGTCGGATGAGACCCGCGCAAAACTCCGTACCGCGCAGACTGGAAAGAAGCTGAGCGAAGAGACCAGAGCGAAAATGCGCGAATCGTCTAAAGCGCGGGTGTTGACAGATGAACTGCGCGAGAAATTCAGACTCGCGAACCTCGGAAAGAAAAATCGACCCGAGTCGATTGAAAAAACGCGGCAAGCCAACATCGGGAAGAAGCTGCATCCTCATCAAATTGAGCAACTTCGCGCGCGGTCAACGGGGCGAGTAAAGACGGCATCGGAGATTGAAAAGCTCCGCGCTGCAAACCTTGGCCGCGTCATGACCTCCGACCACAAGGCGAATTTAAGCCGCTCTGCCAATGGCAGGGTAATGAGCAAAGAGAGCATTGAAAAGCAGTGGGCGACAAGGCGTGCGAAAGCCTCAAGCCTGACCGCAGTGTAGAGACGTACCAAGCCCGCAAAAGCGGTCTTTTTTACGACAAAAGGGAAAATATGACCACTAAAACACTTGATTTTGACTTTGAAGTCAAAGAAGTAACGCCAGCCGGAAATTTCACGGGATACGGCTCTGTTTACGGCATCGAAGACCATGGCGGCGACATCGTGGCTGGTGGTGCTTTCGCTGAGTCATTGGCGAATCTCGCGTCAAAAAACCGTATGCCCGCAATGCTTTTTGGGCACAAGGCTGGTGAATTGCCGGTCGGCGCTTACCAAAAGATGACAGAAGACCCGGCAGGACTGTGGCTGGATGGAAATCTGGCGATAGATACGCAGCGCGGCGGCGATTTGCACAAGTTACTAAAAATGAAGGCCATTAGCGGCCTCTCCATCGGCTTTGTTACGCGGGATGACTCCTATGACCGCGTGACTGGCATCCGCACCATTAAAAAGGCTGATCTCTGGGAGGTTTCGCTCGTAAATTTCCCTATGAACGATTCTGCCCGCGTGCAGACCGTCAAGAGCATAGAAGTTATTGAAACCATTCGTGATGCCGAGAGATTCCTGAGAGATAACGGAATGTCCCGCACCGAAGCCGTGGCCTTTATCAGCCGCGTCAAGAGTCTTGGACCGCGTGATGCGGGTGAAGACGATATGAAACAACTGCGCGATTCAATCCTGAAAAGCAAACGATTTTCATAGGCACCCGCCACCAAGCAAGCAACCGCCCACTGAGGCGGTTTTTTTACGTCCAAAAAGGAAAATATCATGCAAGTTACCCGCAAAAATCTGACGTTCGGCCTTCTCGCCATCGTCGCAGTCATGGCGCTGTTCGCAGTCGCCGGCCATCCGCTCATCAACCCTGAAGTGCTCGCCGGAATCGGCATGCTTCCCATGGCGATGAGTGGCGAAGTCACCATTCTTGAAATCAAGACAATCCTCGAAACCCAAGGCAAAGCATGGGAAGAGCACAAGAAAACCACTGATGCACTTATCGCAGCAAAAGCCGAGGGTAAAGCAGTTGGCGACCTTGAAGCAAAACTGAAAACGATTGGCGACGAGATGGACAAAATGTCCGACCTCAAAGCGCAATTTGAAGAAGTCATGCTGAAAATGCAGCGCCCTGGCAATGGCCCCGAAGAAAAAGCAGTTGCCGACGAGGTGAAAGGCTTCAACGCCATGATCCGCGCCGACTACCAAAGCAAGGGCAAGGCTGCCCCGGCACCTTTGGATGCCGCTGCTTATGGTGAGTACAAAAACGCCTTCTTCAAGCTCGCAGCCGGCGTCACCATCGACTCGCTGAATGCTGATGAGCGCAAAGCCCTGTCTGCCGGGTCTGATCCTGATGGTGGCTACATGCTGCCCCAGTCCACCGTGGGCCGCATGGTCTCGAAGATTTACGAGCAGTCCACCATGCGCCAATTGGCGACCGTGCAAAACATCAGCACCGACAAGATCGAAGGCATCGTTGACAACGACGAAGCAGACGCCGGCTGGGTGTCTGAATTGGGCGCTCGCAGCGACACGGGCACGCCCCAGGTTGGCAAGTGGGAAATCCAAGCGCACGAAATGTACGCCATGCCGAAGATCAGCCAAAAGCTGATTGACGACGCCGCGACTGACGTTGAAGGCTGGCTGGCTGGCAAAGTGGCCGACAAGTTCGCCCGCGTCGAAGGCGCTGGCTTCACCACTGGCAACGGCGTAGGCCAGCCGCGCGGCTTGTTTGCCTATACCACCGCTGCCACGGCAGACGACACCCGCGCCTGGGGCACGTTTGAGCACGTCAAGACCGGCGCGAATGGTGCATTCCACACCACCAAGGCCGACCCGCTGCAAGAGCTGATCGGTGCCATGAAAGATCAGTACCTGCAAAACGCGCAATGGCTGATGCGCCGTGAGGTGCGTACCGCCATTCGCAAGATGAAGGAAGCCACCAGCGACCGCTATTTGTGGGAGCCATCGTTGCAAGCCGGCCAGCCTGACCGCCTGCTGGGTTATGTGGCTCGCGTGGATCAGTACGTTCCCGCCATCGCCACCGGCTCCAACTCGCTGGCCTTTGGCGACTTCAAGGAAGCCTACACCATCGTTGACCGTATCGGTGTGCGCACCTTGCGCGACCCGTTCACGGCCAAACCTTACGTGGTTTTCTATTCCACGAAACGCACAGGCGGCGGTGCGATCAACTTCGATGCCGTCAAGTTCTTGAACTTCGCTGCCTAAAGCAATTAGCCCCTTAACCGGGGCTTTTTCAATTCTCAAAAGGAACCATCATGAACAACAATGATTTGCACAACAACATCCACCCGCTGATTGCCATTGCGCCAGTCGCGGCCCGCACCGACAACACCGCCATCGTGTCCACCATCGTTGACACACGCGGCTATGGCGCTTGCGAATTCGTCCTGGTGACGGGCACCAACACCGACGCTGATGTCACGTTTACCGTGCTGATGGAAGACGCTGACGAAGTGGCTTTCAACGTCACCAACGCGGCTGTGCCCGACTCTGGCTTGCTGGGCACAGAAGCCCTGGCTGGCTTTGCTTTCGGTGACGATGGCGAAACCCGCAAGTTGGGCTACATCGGCGGCAAGCGCTTCGTACGCGTGACCGTCACGCCTGCCAACAACGGCGCTGGTGACATCTTCCTGGCCGCAGTGTGGATTCTGGGCAGCCCAGCCCTGCTGCCCACCGCCAATCCTCCAGTCTAAAAACTGCTGCGTCATGCGCCTGAGAAATCGGGCGCATCTCAGAGCAACCCACTCAAGGAATAAACCATGCCCTCCGCAAACAGCCTGTTCCTCCCCAAGCGTTTGGCAGACGCCTACTTCACCGGCTCTTACAAGATGCTGCTGGTGTCGTCAGTCCCCAGCGAGTCCGACCTGGACACCTTCGACTTCCGCAGCGACATCGCCAACGAAGTTGCGGCTAGCGGCACTTACGCCACGGGCGGTGCTGCGGTCACTTGCACCGTGTCTGCGGTGGACACCACCAACAACCGCGTGTCGGTCACGTTTGGTGCGCCTGCTGCGTTCACCAGCGCGACCATCAGCGCCGTGGGCGGCTGGATTTACAAGGCAGTCGGCTCTGCTGCCACGGATGAGTTAGTGACGTATGTGGACTTCGGCGGCACGATCACCAGCACTGCGGGAACTTTCACTGTGACATTGAGTACGCCGCTGTACGTCAACCGATAAGGTTTTCGCGTGGCGCTTGTCTATGTCGGCGGCGTATCGGGTGGACGCGCTGGAGCAACTAACACCACCTCGCAGAGCCTGACCGGGCTGACTGGCGGGCTGGCGTCGGCACCCGCAGATGGCGATTGGGTTGTTGTTCAGGTATCGGTAGGCACAGCAGCTGCGTATGTGCCGAGCACGCTGGCTATTTCAGGCTACACCGCCGAGGCGATGCTGTCAAACACAGCGGTCACAAACCAGTCGTTTAGTCAGGTCAGTTACAAGCGTCAGACGGCAACGCCTGATACATCTATCACCATCCCCAGCAGTGGCAACGCACGCAATGCGCAGCGCTGGGAAGTGCATGTTTTCCGTGGTGTGGACATCAGCGCACCGGCTGCGTTTGCTACCGCCAATGGTTCGGCCACTGGTAGACCTAATCCTGTCGCCATCACCCCTGGCACAGCAGGGTCGTGGATCGTGGCGCTGTATTCCAGCTGCGCCGCTGCCGGTACCGCCTTCACAGCGCCAACCGACTTTTCCACGGACTGGCTTGGCGGGACAGTTGCTGATACCTATGACGTGATGTCGGGTGCCGGGTATTACACAGGATGGACATCGGGAGCATACGACCCGGCGGGGATCACGGCGGGCGGCACCACGGGCGCTACCGACAGTTGGACGGCGACCACCATCGCCATCAAGCCTTTGACATCGGTGGACGCAACTGGCACGGGCAGCTTGTCATCGAGCAGCCTGACCGCACCAGACACAGCGGCCACAGGCGGTGCCAGTGCGTCGGGGTCGGTCAGCGCCATCACGCAAGATGCGCCCACGGCAAGCGCCACGGGCACCGCAGAGGCAAACGGGTCGGTCAGTGCATTAGCTCTGGCTGCGCCCACGGGCGAGGCATCCGGGGTAACTCCGGTCAGCGCAGACGCCACGGGCGCTCTGGCAAGTGTTTCGCTATCCGCAGCAAACGCAACGGCAGCTGGCGGAGCAGGGGCAACAGGTGCTTTGGTGGCAGTCACGCAGACCGCCGCCACGGGCACGGCAACAGGTACAGCGACAGCAAGCGGGGCGCTGGCAACGGCCACGCTCACAGCCCCGACAGGCAGCGCAGCGGGCACAGTCAGCGCAACGGCTACCGGCACACTGGCAACGGCCACCTTGACAGCGCCCACCAGCGCGGCCAGCGGGTCGGCAGCGGCCAGCGGTGCGTTGGATGGCATTGACCTGACAGCACCCACCGGCTCGGCCTCCAGCGCGTCGGTGGTGAACGGCAACGCCAGCGCCCCGCTGGCAGGCATCAGTTTGACAGCAGCCACGGCACAAGCGGCGGCAGACGCACAGGCAGAAGCGGTGTTCGCATCGCTACAGATCAACCCGGCAACGGGCGCGGCGTTTGGTACGGCCAACACCAGCGGATTGCTGGCAGGCATCGTTTTGACAGGCATCACGGCGCGGGCACGAGGCACTGACCCATCGGTGCCGGAACCGGGCGCAATGGTGGCGGGAAGAACACAGACCAGCGGCAACCGCGCTGACAGATTTGGCTCAGACCGTGCCGCGCAACTTGGCGGCACACGTTTCATGGCAAGCAACGCAACCCGCCCCGCAAGGGACGCAAGGACAACACGCTAAATGGCACTCAAACTCATCACCGCTGCGACTGCGTTAGCTGTCAGTTTGGTAGAGGCAAAGGAGCATTTGCGCGTCACCGAATCGACTGAAGACACGCTGATCACCGCCATGATCACGGCGGCGACTGAAGTGGCAGAACAAATGACGGGCCGCGCCATCATGCCGCAAACATGGGAATTGACGCTCGACGCCTTCCCTGACGCCTTTGAGTTGACGCGCATCCCGGCAGCATCCATCACCAGCCTGAAATATTACGACGCTGACGGTGTGCTGACAACGATGGACGGTGCAACCTATACGCTGGACATTGCAGACGATTACGGCTTTGCCTACGTTGTCCCGGCTTACGGACTGACATGGCCGACAGCACGCGAGCAAATCAACGCGGTTGTCGTGCGTTATGTCGCCGGGTATGCCAATGCAGCCGCTGTGCCTGAAAGCGTGAAGTCGTGGATCAAGCTGCAAATCAGTGCGATGTACGAGAACCGCGAGCTGGAAGGCATCGCACAAACGCACAAGCTCGGGTTCGCCGATCACCTGCTTGACCGATATGTGGTGTACGCATGAGTGCCGGACAACTGCGCCATTTGGTCGCCTTGCAGTCGCAAGTAGCCACTCAAGACGAGCTGGGCCAGCCGTCAACCTCATGGCTCACAACCGCATCAGTATGGGCCGACATTCGCTACCAAAGCGGCCTGAGTTCGATCAAATCAGGAGCAGACGTGTCGGTAGTCAAGGTCTCCATTCGCATGCGGCACCGGGCCGTTAACGCCGGCCAGCGCATCACGCATGACGGTGTTGCGTTCAATATCGAATCGGTGTTGCCGGATGCGCGGCGGGCGTATGTGGATTGTGTGTGTGAGGTCATCAATGCTGACGTTTGACCTTAACCTCAAGGCGCTGGAAGCCGACCTCGACAAGCTGGGCGACAAGGCAATGAAGGCGGCGCGGCTTGGGGCGCGTGTCGGGTCTGAGATTTACTACCAAGCTGTTTTGGCAACGGTGCCTGTGTCCAAAAAAGGCCACTGGTTTCATGGCACATCGTTCAAAACGTCGGGGCAGAAATACTGGTTTGAATCCGGTTCACTCAAGTCTTCGGTTTACCAAGTGTTTGCCAAAGAATCGACGCCCAAGCACCCGGAATACCAGATCGCATGGAACCACCGAAAAGTTCCCTACGGCTTCATGGTGACATTCGGCACGGCCACCGGCTCCGCGCCAAACAAGTTCATCAGCCGCGCGGAAAACACAGTGCATAACCGCGCTGTTCTTGCCATGACGGACAAATTTAAACAGGTGATGAATGAGCGTTGAATCCGACCTGTACAACACATTGAAAGGCTTGGTGGCGAATCGCTGCTATCCCGACTTTGCGCCATTGGGAACCGTGCGCCCGTTCATCACGTTTGAGCAGACGGGCGGCGAGTCGCTGTACTTTATCGACGGCTCATTGCCCGACAAGAAACACGGCAGGTTCGAGATTGGTGTGTATGCCGACACCCGCGCAGCATGTGCCGCGCTCGCATTGCAAGTCGAAACAACTTTAGCGGCGGCCACCGTGTTTCAGGCCAGCGCCATTCACGCGCCGATTTCAGACTATTCAGATGAAGTGAAGATTTACTCAAGCACCCAGAATTTCAGCGTGTTTTCTACCCGGTAGAAGACGCCAACCCAAAAAGGAAGCCGCCTGTAACAAGGTGGCTTTTTTTATGCCCACCCTTGGGCGCAACCAGCCGCAGCAATGCGGTTTTTTTCCGTCCACTAAGAAAGGCTCATCATGAGTTTATATTTCGCAGAAGGCTCAAGCCAGCAGTTTTCCCAAACCTTTGCTGGTGCCAAAACCATCACGGCGCTCTCCAACGCCAACCCCGCAGTTGCCACCAGTGTTGCCCACGGCTACACCACGGGCGATGAAATCCTGTTGACCACCGGCTGGGAAGACCTGACCGACAGCGTTGTCAAAATCACTGTTCTGACTGCTGACACGTTCAGCTTGTCGGGCATTGACACCAGCAACGTGGCGTTCTTCCCGGCAGGCTCTGGCACCGGCACGGCGCAAAAGATCAGCGGCTGGACAGCCATCCCCCAAGTGCTGACTATCAGCGGCTCGGGCGGTGATGCTCGTTTTACCGACGTGCAATTGCTGGCAAAACGCAACGCTCTGAAAATCCCCACGGGTTTCAACGCTGTGTCCGTCACCATGTCGCTGGCCCACGACCCGGCCCAAGCGGGCTACATCACGTTGCAGCAAATCAGCCGCAACTTGAGCAAAGTTGCCTTCAAGCAGGTGATTTCTGGCGGCGCTGTGACCTACGGCTATGGCTACATCTCGGTATCTGAAATGCCAAAATTAAATAACAATCAGGTGAATACTGTCGACGCGGCAATGACCGTCATTGGCAGGGCCATCTCCTACTGATCCCCGGCGCAAGCCACCATCTGCACCGCCCATCCAGTGTCTTCCTTCGTAGGGAGCGCTGGGTGGGTATGGGCAATTTCCACTTCCCCTACGAAAGACCATCATGTCAAAGTTAGTTCTTGGCAAAACGCCTGCCACCTTCAAGCCGTTCGATGTCAAATTCACGCTGCCAGACGGCACAGAGGATGCCATCAAGGTCACATTCAAATACAAAACACGCTCGCAGTTTGCCGCCTTCTTGAATGAGTTGTTTTCAGAGTCTGGCGAAGAAAAAACGGCGACCGACGAAAAAGTCGACTTTGAAAAACTCTTTGCCAAGGGTGGCGAAAAGACAGTTTCGCACCTGTCAAAAATCATTGCCGAATGGGATTTTGCAGAGCCGGCCACCGCAGAAACGCTGCGCGCCCTGCACGATCAAGCGCCCGCCGCCGCTGCTGCCATGACCAACGCATTCAGCGCCGCCTGCACCGAGGGAAAGCTGGGAAACTGACCGGCGCAATCAATGCCATGTACAGCAAGACGGAGCCTGAATCAAATCCGTTCCTAGCTGGCATGGCAGCGATACAAGCCGCTAAAGAGTTTCATGTATGGCCGGAAAACATGCCGGCAATTAGCCTCTTTTCCACTTTGTCAACACAGTGGATTCTCGGGCCTGGTGGTGCCACTGGGCTGAATTACATCCCGCTATTTCACCGCATGGATCGAATGCACCTGTCAGAGCAGGATTACGAATGGATGTTTGACGACATCCGCGCTATCGAGTCCGCCGCATTGACATCAATGAACAAAAAAGACGACTAACTATGTCCGATACCCAAATCAATGTTGGCATGAATGTCGATGCCGTTGTTACCGGCACAGACAAAGCCAAGCGCAAAATCAGTGAGCTGGGTGGCTCTGCGCGTGATGCGGGCAATGAAGCAGCCAAGGGCATGGCTTCCATTGGCAACGGCGGCGAGGCGGCTTCGCGCAAGGTAGAGGCAGCAACCAAAAACACAATCAATTCGATCCAGCGCCAGATCGCGGCGTTTGAGGCGGGTGACAAATCCAGCCGAAAGTATCAGGAATCACTGGCCCGTATGCGCGGCATTGACGTGGCTGCGCTAAAGCCTTACCTTGACCAACTCGATCAGGTGAAGCTAAAGCAAAACGCCGCGACGACTTCACAGGAATCCATGACCGTCGGATTCTCAAGCATGAAGATCGCAGCCTACGCAGCCGCCGCGCTTGGGGCCTTGGGCGTTGCGTTTAAAAACATCGTCAATGGTGTGGACGCGCTCAATGACCTAAAGGACGCTACCGGCGCATCCATTGAAAACATCAGTGCGCTGGAAGATGTGGCGCTGCGCACCGGGACAAGTTTTGACACCGTGGGCGCTACGCTCATCAAGTTCAACGGCGTGCTAAAAGACAACAAAGCGGGCACCGCTACCGCCGAGGCATTTAAAGCCATTGGTGTCAGTGTTGATGAATTAAAGGCACTTGACCCAGCCGAAGCACTGCGAAAAGTAGCCGTAGCGTTTTCAGGCTTCGCGGACGATGGCAACAAGGCCCGCATCATGCAGGAGTTGTTTGGCAAGTCAACCCGCGATGTCGCCGCGCTCATGAAAGATCTTGCCGAAAAAGGCCAGTTAGTCGCCACGGTCACAACAGAACAAGCGGACGAAGCAGGAAAGCTCAATAAAGAGTTTGCGGCCATGAGCAAGAACGTCACTGATTTGGCGCGTGACATTGCTGGCCCGCTTGTTTCCGCTTTCAATGAATTTATCAAGAAGCAGCGCGAAGCCAAAGAAAACGGAAAGTTTGGCCTTTTCACCTCGCCCATACAAGCCGAGCTTGATTACAACTCAAACAAGCGTACCGGGTCATGGTCAGAGCCTGGCAATGCTGGCCGCGGCAATGTCAACCCGGAGTCTGTCAAACCAGAATTGGCCGGCCTGCCGGATACTGCATCCATAAAAGCCGCCGCATCAGCATCAGCCAAGGCGCTCGCAGAGCAGAATAAGGAACTTGAAAAACAATCTTCCTTACTGTTGGAATTGTCTGGCTACAACAAGAGTTACACCGAAGACGTGCAGCGCCTCGTTGCCATGCGCAAAGAGGGCGCACTCACCGAAGCTGCTTACTCACAAGCTGTGACTGACTTGATAGCCAAGCAACCTGTTATGGTGGCGCAGGCCAAAGCCCAAGCCGACGCACAAAAAGAACTGAACAAAGCCCTCGACGAATTTGCCAGCGCCAACAGCAAGGCACTTGCCAGCGCCAGCGATGAAGTCGCCAAAGCCCAAGCCAGCTATGACGCGCACGGCAAACTCGCCAGCGTGTTGCAGGAAGAAGCATTAGCTCGCCTTGAGAACTGGCGCATCATCACAGCAATGGGCGGCGAAGACACGGGCGTTCTTGACGCGCAGATCGCTGCCAAAAAAGAATTGATCCAGATTCTGCGCAACGGCGAAGTGCGTGACGCCTCCGAGCAGGCCGCCAAAGACATGATGGCTGATCAAAAGAAGGCCGCTGAAGAGTCGGGCAAGTTCTGGGAAGACGCCTTGATGCGTGCTTTCGAGTCCGGCAAGGGTTTCTTCGAGTCGCTGTGGGACACCATCAAAAACACACTCAAGACGCAGGTTCTCAAGGTCACGGTGCAGGGTGTCATGGGCACGCTGGGCATTGGCGCATCTGGGGCTGCGATGGCGTCGGGTGGCGGCACTGACATTTTTGGTCTTGCCAACACAGCGTCAAGCCTCACCAACCTCTACAGCGCCGGTTCATCCATCATCAGCATCGGCGGGCAAGTAGCCGCCGGCACAATGAGTATTGCCAACGCGCTGGGAACAATGGCGGCCAACGCTACCGGAACGGGCATCAGCGGCCTGCTGGCGGCCAATGGCGCTTACGGCACCGCTGCTGCTGGCACAGCCGCATCCGCCGCTGGTGGCTTGACCGCTGGGCTTGCCGCCATCCCCGGCTGGGGCTGGGCTGCTTTGGGTGTGGCGGCTGTGGCGTCCATTTTTGGCGGCGGCGGTGAAACCCGCAGTGGCGCCACTTATGACAACGTGGGCGGCGTGGCACGCTACCAGCAAGGCCCATCGGGCGGCGAGATTGCCGGCGCAGAGGCCCGCCGCCTGTTCAATGTGGCCACCGACAGCATCACCGCCGCGCTGGCTGCTGTGGGCAGCAAGGCCAAGCTGACCGGCTTTACTGCTGGTTTGGAAAGCTCTGGCAATGGTAAAGGTTTTGACTTCGCTGGTGGCTTCATCGATGGTGTGGGCTTTGGCGAGTACAGCGGGCGCGAGGGCGACAAAAACGGCCAGTTCGGCCTCAAGTCGCAAAGCGCCGAGCAAGCATTTGCCAATTACACCACCCAACTCAAACAGGCCACGGTGCAAGCCTTGCAAGCCGCCAGCGATGTGCCAAAAACCATCAAGGACATGCTCAGTGGCATCGACGCCAACACATTGACTGGCGAAGCGGTAGACGCGCTGCTGGCAAACATCAATGTGGTGGTTGGCACGGTCAATAATCTCAGAGAAGCCGTTAAAACACTTCCCTTTGAGCAGCTAAAAACCCTCAGCTTCGACGCCGCCGCTGGCCTAATCGCATTTTCAGGCGGCATGGAAGCATTGGGTGCCAACCTGGGCACCTACTACAGCAACTTCTACACCGCCGAAGAACAGCGGGCGCAGACCATCAAGAACATCAACGCCGCCACCGCCGGCAGTGGGCTTGATGCCGCCACCGCCACCAAAGAATCTTTCCGCGCTCTGGTAGAGGCGCAAGACCTGGCTACAGAGTCGGGCCAAAAGACCTATGCCGCGCTGATGGCTGTGAGCGGCGCATTTGCCGGGTTGACGCCCGTGCTGGATGGTGTCACCAACGCCTTGTCCACCAGCCTGGAAAAAATCGTCAAGTCCATCGCAGACATGCGCTCCCGCGCCGAGTCTGCAACCGCTGGTGTGCTTGACAGCCAAACCGCCATCGCCGACGCCTACACCGCCTCGCAAGACAAAGTGGCCGGGGCACAAGAAACGCTCAATGCCCTGCTGTTGCAGTCTGCTGACAATCTGCGTGCCTTTGGCGGCACCATCAGCGATTTCCTTGGCCAGCTGGTGCAAGACAGCGCCAAGACACAAAGCCTGAGCAGCCTCAAAGCCGCGCTGTCGACCACCGCTGTGCTGGCGCAAGGCGGCGACGAATCCGCGCAAGGCAAGTTGTTGTCACAGGCCCGCGCCGTGCTGGATCGTGCCCAGTACACCAGCACCAGCGCGGCAGACTACGCCCGCAACGAGTCGTTCGTCAAAACCCTGCTGGGCGGTGTGCAGACCAGCATCAGCACCCAGTTGCAAGACGCCCCCGTTGCCGCCACGCTCGACCAGCAAATTGCCACGGCAACACAGAATCTTGCCGACGCGCAAGCCGAGCAACTGCGCTACGCTCAGCTTGCCGCCGACACTGGTACCAACATCGTGACCAGCACCGACCGCGTGGGCGATGAAATAACGCTGTTGCGCGAGGCTTATGACGCCGCCGTGCTGGAGCAGACCGCCGCTAATCTTCAGTTGGGTGTGGCACTGGCCGCGCTCGACACGCTGGGGCTGAGTGAATCTGCTTTGACCGCGATTGTTGCTGGCAACACCACCGGCACCGCCGCGCAAAATGATTTTGCCGTGGCGCTGGGTGTGACCTCTGAGAACATCGCATCCCTGCAAACGGCGCTGGGGCTGAATGACGAAACCATGTCGGGGCTGGCCGACAGCCTGAACGCGGTGGTCGGCAACGCCATCTTTGCAACGCTGTCCGACGCGCTGAAAGTCCCGGCCCCGGTGTTTGCTGATCTGGCTACCGAACTCAATGTGTCTGCCATTCAAATGGGCCTGCTGGCTGGTGCGCTGGGCACGCCGATTGGACTGTCCACCGTGGCCGAGGGCTACCTGATAACCGGGCTTGTCCTGTCATCGACAGCCACAGAAACCATTGACGGCGGGTTGTCTCTGACCGAGGCCAGCGCCCAACTGTTGTCCGGGGTGCCACTGACACAAGCTGCCGTTGACGCGCTGGTGGCAGGCATCGCCATCAACCCCAACACTGACGTGACCACCTTGGCTGGCGGCTTGACACTTGCCAAAGACAGCACCGCCGCTGAAATAGCGAAAGGCTTGGTGCTGCAATACGGGTCAAGTGCCGACAAACTGGCCGCTGGCATCACACTGAGCGACGAAGCCGACCTGTTGGCATCCGGTCTGGTGTTAGCCCCGGATGCAGTCGCACTCGCAGAGGGCTTGACGCTGAAACTTGGCGTCACCGAAACCCTTGGGAAAGCGTTGGGGTTGAATGATGAATCGCTTGCCGCCATCCTTGCGCTGCAAAAGACCATTGGCGAGAATGATATTTATGCCAATGCTGTCACAGCCGCTTATGGCTCAGTAGGCCGGTCTGGATTTGAGCAAGACGGCATTTTCGACGCCAGCAAAATCGATGTTGGAGGCTACCAATTCTGGATTGACAAGCTCAAGACCGGCGCGGTGCAAATGGCTGACTTCCAGAATGCGTTTCTGCAAGCTGTGGTGGCTTATGACGGCACCAACGCAGCCGCCTACACCGCCGCCAAATCCACGGCGCTGGGCTACCTGCAAAGCGGCATCGACCTGCCTCAATACGCCGTGGGAACCAACTACGTTCCCAATGACGGCCCAGCCTACTTGCACGCTGGCGAGGCGGTCATTCCCGCCGCCTACAACCCGGCAGCTGGCGGACAGGCGGGAAACAGCAACAACGCCGAACTGATCAACGAAATCAAGGCGCTCAAGCAAGCCGTGCAAGCACTGCAAAAAGCAGCCGACAGCAGCGCCGCCAGCAACAAGCAAACCGCCGACACACTCAAAGTTGTCACCCGTGGTGGCCGCGCCATCCAGACCGAGGCATTCGCATGAGAGTCACCATCCCCGTCCCAATCACCCCGGCCAAGCTCGTCAGCAGCACCGCCAGCGATGTACACAACCCCGCTGCTTATGACGCAGGCACCACCTATGCCTTCGGGGCCATCGTGTCGGTGGCCGCAGACTTTGCAATTTACGAAAGCCTGGAAGACGGCAACATCGGCAAGACACCAGGCACCGAGCCGCTGTACTGGCGCAGGCTGGGGGCAACCGAGGCCGCTTACAACGCAGGCACCACCTACGCGCTGGGGGCAACCGTGTCCAACAGCAACAGGGTCTATGAGTCGCTGCAAGCAAGCAACACCGGCAACGCCACGCCTGTTCTCCCTGAGACACAAACCGATTGGTGGATCGACGTTGGCCCGACCAACAAGTGGTCCATGCTGGACGCCAGCAGCAACACGCAGACCGTGCAGGCCAGCCCGCTTACGGTTGTCATTGCTCCCGGCGCACGCTGCAACACCATCGGTGTGACCGGCTTGGCAGCGCAAGCCATCACCATCTCGGCCACCAGCGTCTTGGGTGGCGGCACCATCTTTAGCCCGGTCACGCAAGACCTGACCATCCGGCAAGTGGTGGACGGCTACAGCTATTGCTTTGAGCCATTCGGAACGCGGCCATCGGTGGTGTACTTTGAAGTGCCACCGTTCAGCGATGTGATCTTCACCATCACGATCAGTAGCACCAACGGCAACGTCAAGTGCGGCAGCGTCATTGTGGGCAACTACGTCTATCTGGGCCAAGCCGAGTACGGCGCACGCGGCGACGCGCTGAACTTTTCGACCATTGACCGTGACCTGTACGGCAATGCCACCCTGATTCCCCGGCGCAGCGTGCCCAAGACCAATCAGACACTGGTGGCCGACGCCATCTATGTCAACAAAATCCGTGCTGCCCGCACCGCGCTCAACGCTGTCCCGGCGCTGTGGACAGGGCTTGACAACGACAGCAGCAACTGGTTTGACATGCTGGCCGTGATGGGCGTCTACAAGACTTTCGAGATCACCGCCAGTGACTTCAGCCGCGCCACCGTTTCACTTGAAATCGAGGAAATTTAAATGCCAATACCCGTCATATCTGTCACACCCCAGACCACATCGCCCAGCACATTCAGTGCTGACATGGACACATGGATCAGCGAACAAAATGCATGGACTGCTGCTGTCAACGCCGCTGCCAGTTTGTACGCGGCCTCGTTGTTGTCCACCAGCACGACCTCACTCACCATCGGCATGGGGGCGCAGTCGCTGACCGCGCAGGCAGGGGCTGCTTACAGCCCCGGCATGGAAGTGCTGATTGCCTACACCACCACACCCACCAACCGCATGGTGGGCACCGTGACCAGCTACGACAGTGGCACCGGCGCGCTGGTGGTGGATGTAACCTCCATCGGTGGCTCGGGCACCTACGCAGTCTGGAGCATTGCCCCGGCCAGCGTTACCAACTTCGACGGTCAGACCTTCACCAACTTGGTGCTGGCCGGTGAAATCACCGAAACCCCCTACACCCTGACCGGCACCGACATCGACCCAGCCAACGGCACCATCCAGAGCAAAACGCTCTCCGGCACTTGGACGGCGACCTCATCGCTTACTACCGGCCAAAGCGTGCTGCTGCACATCACCAAGGGCGCTCATTCGATTGTGTGGCCGACGATGGTGTGGGTGTACGGTGCGCCCACGCTGTCTGCTTCGGTTGTGAGTGTGGTGATCCTGTGGAAAGTCGGCAGCACGCTGTACGGCTGCTACGCAGGGCCAGCATCATGATCAATCTGGCACGGCGATTGTTGAAGGGGGCGGCGGCTGTTTTGGCAACGCGAATCACGGCTATATCGGGCTACAGCGCATCAACCAACACAGACCGGGCAAATGGTATGGCTGTGGATTCTGCTGGGAATCGCTTGCTTTGCGGGGTTGCCGTTGCCAGCCCAAGTTACGGCTGGCTGGCGAAGTTTGACGCCACCGACACACTTCTTTGGCAGCGCAAGCAAAGTCTCACGGCCACGTTTTCAAGTTCGCTATCAGGCGCCGATTCATCAAACAATGTCTATTTAATCGGCGCTGGCTACGTTACGGCTGCGCCCAGCTTGCCGACGCTGCTCAAGTACAACAGCTCAGGAACATTGCAGTGGCAGCGGCAGTTGAGTGCGGCAGACACAGCACAGGCATCGGGGCTGTCTGTTAACGCTTCGGGCGACACCTTTTTGGCACTGGCGTTCACCCCCACTATTTTCTACGGCATCGTCGCCAAATACAACAACGCGGGAACGCTACAGTGGCAGCGAAAACTCAGTTCCACCTACCTAGTTTATGTGCGCGGTTCTTGCCCGACGCCGAGCGATGACTCGTTGGTGGTTGGCACTTTTAGAGATGGCGCGAACGCCACCGCCAACGAGCGCGGGTTTGTCGTCAAATACAACACCTCGGGTGTGGTTCAGTGGCAGTACAAAATTCACTGGAGTATTCAAAATTTTTGGCTTACTGCGGCGGTTGACACCGCGACGGGCGACATTTACCTTGGGGGTGCGTCTTACGTCAGCACAAACCAATTTGCCGTGCTGACCAAGCTCAACAGCAGCGGCACACACCAATGGTCACGCCAACGGTCTGTTGCTGGAACACAAGTGAATGCAATAGCGGTTGACCCGGCCACTGGCTACGTTTACTCGTACTCAAGTTTGGAGACAACCGTCGTTTGCATGAACGCCAGCGCTGCCGTGGTATGGGAGCGCTACATCACCGCAGATACCGGCGCACGGATCATTGTGTCGGTTTTGTCGATTGTTGGCGACAAACTGTTGGTGGCCGGGTATGCCAACCACTCTGGCGCATCAAAAGGCGATGATGCCATACTGCTTCAAATGCCGTTGACAGGTGGCGCCGCCACTGCCGCCGTTGGCTACATCAACGTCACCACCCCCAGCGCATCCACCTGGAACACCATGACCGCGCCAACCAATGTGGCAGCGGGACTCACCGACGCAGCAGGCACCGCAACCGACGCGGCAGGTGGTGCAACAGACGCGGCAGGCGATCTCACCTTCACAAACTACTCAAGCTAAACCATGAACTACTTCATTGACCGCACCACCAATTCCGAATTGACCGAAGCGCAGTTTCGTCGCGCCACACGCGAACGCGCATCGCTGGGCGATGTGATCCTGCCAGAAGTGGCCGACGCGCTGGGCTACGACCTGATCAACCAGTTGGACGAACCGTTGCACGACACCAGCCGCAAAAAAGCCGTGCCGGGCGACTTGGTGCCCGTTGGCAAGGCAGCGTTTGAGCGCGGCTGGGTGGTGGTTGACTTGACCCCGGCAGAGATTGACGCCAAGGCCGCAGAGTACGCCCTGCAACTTGAACTTTTGCGCAACAAAAAGATGTCCGACATCAACAGCGCACGGGCGCAGGCAGACGGCAGCTACTTTGAGTTTGGCGGCAAGCAAATCGACGCTGACGCTGACAGCATGCGCCAGATCAACGCCATCACCGGCTACGTGGCACTGTTCAACGCCTTCCCGCCCGGCTTCCCAGGCGCGTGGAAGACGATGGACAACAGCTACCTGCCGCTGCCCGACATCGCCACCTGGAAAGCCTTGGTGCAGTCGATGGCTGTCACCGGCACCAGCAACTTTTTGAAGCAACAGGCGCTGAAAACCGATGTGGCGCAAGCGGCGAGCATGGCGGCTATTGAGTCAATCCAGTGGTGATCTGACATGCTGCTTGACTTCCTCATCTGGCTTGACATCACCCTGTGGCGTTGGGTGACGCTGGGCCGCTACCCGGTGGGTGAAACCGCGTCTGCTGCCGCCTGGCGCATGAAGATGGCCGGGCGCAGGCGTGGCCGCGTGGCCGTGGCGCTGATCGACTGGCTGTTTCGCCCGTGGCAAACGAATCATTGCCAGAACGCTTACCTGTGGCAGATTGAAATCTACCAAAAGGACTGACCCATGCACCAGAACGCCGATATGCCCAACTACCCACCCATCCAGCCCCGAGCGACGGACAGTCTGATCCAAGTGATTGCGGTGCGTCTGGACAACTTGCACGCCGATGTGTCCGGGATGCGGGATGTCCTCAAGGAGCTTGCCACCGCTGTGACCAAGCTGGCTGTGATCGAAGAACGCCAAGGGCAAGCAGCGCAGGCTTTGGAGCGTGCATTTGGTGTTCTTGAAAAGCTGGAGTCCACCATATCCTCCAACAAAAAAGAAATTGATGACAGGATTTCAACGCTTGAGAAAGCTCAACCGTTGCAACAGCAAACCAGCACATGGGTGAGCAATGCAATATGGCTGGCGGCTGGCGCTGCGGTTTTGTACGTCGCAAAGAAAGTGGGGCTGGTATGAGCGAAACCGAAGTCTACTTCGACAGACTGATCCAGTTTTGGAGGTGGCTATGGAGCTAAGTCCCGACTGGAAACTGATCGCCACCAAAGCGTGGTCGATGCGCTTCATTCTGCTGGCGGCTGTGTTGAGTGGATTCGAAGTGGCCCTGCCTATCATGCGTGAAGCCATTGAGCCGCTGGGCCTTGTGCCTCCGGGTGCGTTTGCCATGCTCAGTTTTGTCGCAACTGCCGCCGCTGGCGTGGCTCGGATCGTGGCGCAACCCAAGGCGGGGCTATGAACATGGAAGACTTCTTTGTTTACCTTGGGCTGACGGTTGTCGCGCTTGCCGCTGTTGCTGCAATTGGTTATGCGTTTGAGTTCTTGTACATGATCAAGGACTGGCTGTGAGCACCACCCGCAAGGCCATTGCCGGATTGACACTGAGCGCGGCTGCACTGTTCGCCCTGGTGATGGAAGAAGGCTACACCGACAAGGCCGTGATTCCAACCAAGGGCGACCGGCCAACGCTCGGTTTTGGCAGCACGATCCATGAAGACGGAACACCCGTCAAGCTGGGCGACAGCACGACACCGACCCGTGCGCTACTCAAAGTGAAGGCGCACATCGACAAGGAAGAAGCCTCATTCATCCGGTCCCTTCCTGGTGTTGAACTGCACCAGGGCGAGCATGACCTGTACATGAAGTGGGTCTACCAATTCGGCACGGGCAACTGGTGGAAGTCGAGCATGCGCAAACGCTTGCTGGTGAGTGACTACAAGGGCGCGTGTGATGCGCTACTGGCCTACCGCTACGCAGCAAAGTACGACTGCTCGACCCTTGTCAACGGCAAGCCGAACAAGCGCTGCTGGGGTGTGTGGACGCGGCAACTTGAGAGGCATGCTGCTTGCATGGCGCTGCAATGAAATCAGACCGCATCCATCATGCCACTCGCGTTAAATCCAAGCGCAGCAAATACAGCGGGAAAGGCAAGAGCATGGCTGAAACGCCCGCAATTTGCAGTTGCTGGATGTGCGGCAACCCTCGCAGGTATTTTGGCGATCGCACCGTGCAAGAGCGTCGCGCCATTCAAACGGAAGGATGGGACGACTGATGAACCTAACCATGATCGTCACCGTCGTTTCTTCCGTTGCCGGCTTTGCGCTGGCCTGGAATCTCCAAGCACATCAAATCACCAAAATGGAGTTGACACATGCAAATGAACGCATATCCATCCAACGGGCAGCACGAGCCACGATTGAGCGCACTTCTAACGCGGTCATCCAGGCGCAGAACGCTGCGGCGGGCCGTGTGGCTGTGCTTCGTCGTGAGTCTGACTCTGTTCGTGTTTCTGTTGACGGGTTGCGCGACGACCTCGACGTCACAAGGCGAGCCGCTGTCGCCACCATTGATGCCTGCAATCGCCACGCCGCTACCGTCAGTAAGCTACTCGTCGAGAGTGCAACAGTTAATCGAGAGCTGGCGCAAGCGTGTGACGGACATGCATCCGACGTCAGAACCCTTGTAGACGCATGGCCAAAGTAGCTAATTTGAACCCTACTGATGGCATAGTTTTTTATACCATATGGTTTTCTATACCATCACATGCGCCAACGCCATGCGCCAACATGCGCCTATTTTGAATAAAATGATAGCGCCATCGCAATAGCTGTTATGCCACACGAGACATTAGCATGCTTATGTCGTTTGTTGCCACATCAGGTAGTGAAATGGCTTAACCATGCGGGTTAGCGGCTGATTTTTCGCGCATAGATTTCAGGTTTATGCGCCTGATTTCCATAGCTACGGAAAAACATGCGCCAACGATTTCAGCGAACCGCTTGAAGCCTTTCAACTTTCGCCCGGTAGTGGTCTGCTGTAATCTTTTGGCTGCTGTGTTGCAACAACTTGCTAGCACCTTCCATGCTGTCTGCCAGATTCGCAGCGCGTTTTCTCAGATCTCTGAGCCATAGCCCCTTGAGATCGTTCTTTAGTTTAGGGTGGGCCTCTATCGCAGCTTTACGGGCCTTATTCCATCTGCTGTGCAGCATGCTTTCAGACACCTGTCTACCTGTCTCGCTTGCCAGTAGCATCACGCAATAGGCTTTCATGGCTTCGCGCCGTTCAACCAATCCAGTCAGCACCGGGCTTTCTGCGACGACAAATTCAGCGACCTTCGCGGTCTTGCTGGCCTTGAACCTCAACACCCCATTGACCGGCATTCGGATTGTCCTGACGTCGGTAATCCGCATTCCAGTGCTGGTGGCAATGTCCATCGCATCCCTCAGAATCCGGTCTGCATGCTGGTAAACCGCTTCAAACATGGCGTCGGTCACATCGACAAGCCGCGGCGCTTCCTTGTTTTTCCAATCATTCGCCTTCAGGCCCAGCGCCGGCCATGCAAGCTCGGTCATGCCCCACAGTTTCGCCTTGCCCCACACCAGCTTAAACACGGCCATTTCCCGATTCGCACTGATCTTTGCTGATCTGGCATCGATGTATTGCAACAGGGTTTGCATGCGCACTTCATGCCACGCCATTTGGCCGAATGCAGCTTCAATGCTTTTCAGGTGGCACTTGTTCTGATTCCGGGTGCCTTTAACGGTGTAAGTAGGCAGCACATCAGAGCGCCACTTGTCAATTGCCTGTTGAATGCGCCCAATGGTCAATGGCACACGATTGTGCAGGTTCTCCCACATCGCCACCGCTGTTTTGTAGTCTGTGCCCAGGCGCACATCAGGCACGCCATTGCCGCGATTGTCGAAAACGTAGTAGGAATAGACCTGCCCGTTTTTGCCACGATATATTTTCGTTCTAAGGCGTGGGTACTTCGACTTTTTCATTTGCTTTGCCTTTCGCGCTTGCTCCGCAAAACGGGCAGTAGCTAAAGATCATGTTGCCCGTCACTTTCTTTGGCTTCTCCCCGCCTTTTTTAAGCGGAACGTATGAAAACCCTTCGTAATTCATGTAAGGCTGCAACACCATCGTGTTGTTCACAATTCCGAAGCCATAGCCTTGCAGCGTTACCTTGTGGTCACGTGCGTCAGGTGTGGACTCTTTGAAACGCGCCGTAAGCTGTTCCTCAAGCTCTGTTTTGCAGTTGCAATTCATTTAATCCCCGCTAAGTTAAGACCACCCGAACTCACAATATTACGCCCTTCAATCCAGCCCTGCACATGCACCCGCGAAACGATCAGCCGTGTTCCGTCTGCCCTGTGCGGGATGCCGTGCTGCTTGAGCCACTCGCTTTGCTTGCCAGGGCGGGCCATGCCGGTGAGCTGGTGCAACTCCAAGACGTTCAAGTATTCGTTCATTGCTTCACCCCCTGTTCACACTTCCCAAAAGCACGCACGACAAGCCAGCCGACGTATTTCATGGGTGCTCCTTGATGTTGTGGGTAGCTTCTGCGGCTTTGACACCAAGATTGAACGCTGTCAGGTGGTGTTGCGCACCGATGGCGTCCATCCGAAAGTCGCGGTTGTTTTCAGCAAGCTCAATCAGCGGCAAGTCTTTCGGGTACAGTTTGCTGAACTCTGCCTTGATCTGCGTGACGGTCAGCGGCTTGGCTGGCTGTGCTTGAACTGTCGGGTTGCTGGAGTAGTGCCTAAATAACAGCACCATCGCATCTTGCCCACAAATCATGCCTGTTTTCCACTTCGTGAGGATGCTTGAAAGAGGCTCCTGCTTCGGTGCTGGCTGTGCCTCTGCCTCTGCTATGGCGGTACGGAGTGCGACAATAGCGTCGGCTTGCATTTGCGGGTCTTTTGCTTTTACTGGGGTGGCTTTCTCAAGCGCCTCAAGCGCCTGTTTCATTGCTGTGATGCTCATTTTGATTCCTTTGCGTGTCGTGTTGCATAACCCCAAGCAGCCGCCCATGTACTCGCTTCGTTGCGCCAATCCCTGTCGATAAATGACTGCCCGTAGTGAGTCTCAAAAGCCTCGATCATGCCGGGGTACGGCGCATCAGGGCCGCGTCCGATACCACCACAGAACTGCGCCCAAGATTTATCCACTGTTACAGGGCTTTCTGTGCAGCCACATTTGCACCCAGTCAGAGCCGGGCATAGTGCGTCGTGTATTTCTTCGTTGGTTGTCATTTTGATTCCTTCACTTTTATGTCATAGCGCATGTATTTCGCCAGTCTGTTTTTTTCATTTGCGTATGCTTTTGCAGCATCCCTAGCGATAAACACGCTGTCGATGCCTTGCATTTCAAATCCCATGTACTTAGAGTGAAGCATCTTGACGACGATATAAACCTTCATGAAAGCACCTCCTGTATTGCGGTGATGGCCTCTGTGCGCCTATGTCTGCGGGTTTGGCTATCAGTGTCTTGATCTGCTAAAGCCCCCAACGCCTGCTCCAACACCTTGCGCTGTGCTTCGATCTTTTTGTTCTGCCGCTGCATGATTCCGATTGCGCTTCTGGGGTTCTCTTGGATGGTTCGTTGATTGCTTATGGTGTCTTCTGGCACCGGACCTTTCAACCGTTCAATCTCCGCATCACGCTCTTGCAGGGCGGCGTCAAGTTGGAATGCGCGCACAATTGAGATTGTGGCTTCTTGATACGCAGATTGATACGCGGCTGCCCAATCTGCTTCTTTAGCCTTCCATTTGTCAATCTCCGCATCACGCTCTGCGAGTGCTGCACGGAATCTTTCATTTTCAACCACCAGTGTTTGAATAACTTCCGCCCATTCCCGTGCTCGTACCGAAGTCACTTTTTCGTCAATGAAAATGCTCCGCAGATCAGCGGCTAAGTCTTGTGGTGTCATTTAGCTTCTCCTTGCATGGCGGAGTCGATGGCTGCGTCTAATGCACCGCCTGTGTATTTTTGGAAAGCTACTGCAAGATCAACACTCGGACTTCCAAGCATGTCCATGTCGCGTAGCCACCGATACCTATCTGCATCCTCACTCACTCACTCGCTCGACTTCTGCTTGCAGGTCGGTGCGGGCTTTTGTAATCCCATCTGCCTCTTTGTGTACATCGTCCTTGTAGATTGTTGAATGCGCTTTTGCCATTGCATCGGCCAACTCCATGATTCGGTTTGTCATTTCATTCTCCTTTGCGGATTGCGTCGGCAAAAATACTCGCCCCCAGCCCGGCCCCGTGGGAGTGCTGATTGCGTACATCGCGGTTTAGGTATTTCGTTGCGTGTTCTTCACACACCTTCGCACACCGTTCACGTTCAGCCATAGCCCTACGGTTGCCGTAGTCGCGGATAGCGTCAAACTCACACATCAGCCACTTCATCGTGTGCGGCTCAGGGTGATCCGGCAACTCCACCACGCTATCCCGCAGCGACTTGAGTTCAGCGGCCAGTTTGTCGCGCTCTTGTTGAAGTGTGTATTCCCGCTTGAGTGCGTTTTCGTACAGACGACTCAACTCATCACGCTCAAGAATCAGCTTCCCACCCATTTCAACCATTGCGTGACTGGCAGCTATTGCCCGGTCAAGCTCGCGTTGCAGGGCTTGTTCGCCCTCGGTGATTTGTGTGATCATTTCTGCTCCTTAAATCTGCGCAATGCGCGTTGCAACGTTGTTTCGCACACGCCCAACTGAACTGACAGGTAGCGCACTTTGTAGCCCTTTGCGATGCTCTCGGCTACTTTCGCCACCTGCTCATTGCTCAGGATGGGCTTGCGGCCCTGCCGGTTGCTTGTGGTACGTGGATAGACGCCGCTGGTCATTTCAGCACCCACAGAATCAGCCCGATCAGCGCCAGATCAGCCACAGCAAATATGCCAATCGTGCGCCAGAATTTGCGCGATTCGGCTGGCGTCAGTGGCCGGCATGAACAGGTGCGGCCTTGGTTGCATGTTTGGCTACAGCTCATACCAGTCCTTCAATCAGCCACGCGGCCAAAAATGAGATAAACAGCATTGCCAGCATCATTCCAGCAAGCGACCATGCCCAATGTGTCGGCTCGGGTTCGCGCTCTTTGTGCAGTGTTCCGCGTTGTCCAAAATCGTTCATGATTCAATCCTCTTAAATTCGATGACCCAGACCCATGGGTTTGCGTCCCATGAATCGGCGCCGTTGATTTGCTGCCAGATATGCTTGTAATGAGCGACACAGCTTCCTTGGCGCGAGTAAGGGTCAAGCGTCTCTCGGCCTGATGCAACATCCAAGTTGCGCGCGCCCTCTGCTCTTGCATCACCATCGCTGATGTCTTGCAGCCGCTCGACGCGCACGGCGGTGATTTCCAAGGTGATGCGGCTGGCAGCGCGCGGCATGAAAATGCTTGGCTTCCACTTCACACCAAACTCTTTGCGCGCGTCATATCCATACGATCCTGGCTTGATGTCTGCCGCATAGACGTAACGCTGCATCGGCCCACTAGGAATAGGGCGGTGTTCAATTCCTGTTCCTAGCAGGTCGGTAAATGTCTCACGCACCCAAAGCCGGTCTCCTGGCTGGCCGTAGGGGCAGCGGATTGCATCGTCAAAGCATGATGCGGCATCATCCCACCATAGCCCCGAATGTCCTGAAATTACCCAGCCACCAATTGGGTCTGTTGCAGGCATTTCAGCCATAACTGCATCGTCAGGGAATTGCTTTTTGAGGCCCCGCCGTGTCTGCGTTTTGCTGCCGTCCAGCAGCGCCCGCACCATGGGCGCGCTGAACAAAATTGGACGTTCTTTCATATCACCGCCTTATATTGTTTGCGCCCATCCTGGACGCGGCTGCTTAATTTCCCGGCAACTTCAAGTGTCAGAACGCACATGTGCTTCTTGCGTGACTCGCTGATGATCTCCGTGGGGATTTCTGAGGCGTAGCACCATGGATTCTTTGCGATGAAGTCAAGCGCCTGATAGCTTGCACACCTCTGCTGCACTGTAGGCGGGTTGCTTGTTGCCCAGTAGTGACACATGCGCTTGTCACCTGCGCCGGAATGCTCATATTGAACAAGTCTTCCTAACTTTTCAATCGCATGGCGCAGCTTGGAATTTGACATGCCCATGTTTTTCATCATGTCGCGTTTTTCAGTGATGCCGTGTTTCTCAAGATAGGCCAGCACAATATCTTTGGTCGCTCCGAAGTCGCAGCGTGTTTTGCGCTGGGGCTTTGATGCGCTTGTCATCGCAAACGTAGAGGGGGTGTAGGCTGGTTGCCAGTGTGTTTGGATGTTCATGGTTAAGCAGCCTGGTTAAGCAGGTCGATGTTTGCGTTGGCCTTGGCGCGCAACTGGCTCTCGAACTTGCGAACCATGGCCGCGAATGCGTCCAGGTCTTTGCCAAGTTCTTCAATGCGAAGAAGGTTATCGCCGCGCTCAATTCGGTGAATGACAAGCCCAAGCCCGACACTCTCAAGGTCTGGCGTCCAGAGCACCAAGTCAACCCACTCACGATCCAGGAACAGCAGGTAGCCCAAGCACTGGTCTATGTAGGCGCTGTAATCTTCTTCGATGACCGTGGTGAACAGGTTATCGCTGCCCACCATGGTTTTGATTTCCAGAACACCGTCACTGCCAATCAATCCGTCTGGCGAAAGGCCGAACATGCCGCAGTCGGTGGCAGCGAAGCCGACTTCCTGCACCATGTAGCCGGTGGTGGTTTCGTAAGCCATGCGGGCGAACGGCTCTTGCTCCTGGCCAAAGCGCATGGCGGCGTTCTGAAACACGTCTTCGGCCTTGCCGCCCAGGCGTTCCCTGGCCACGTTGCGGGCGTACAGGGTAGCCTTGCCTGATGGTGCACCGCTCTTCAGGCGGTCGCGCGCGTCCTTGAGCTTGCTTCCAGTGATGCGGCCCTTGCGAATGGCGAACCAAGCATCGGAGCCCTGTGGGGCGTCGTGGAATGTGACTTTCATGCTGCTACTCCAAAGGTGTTCAGTTGCTCGTCGTACTTGGCGTTCAGGATTTTTTGATCTGCTGTGGGCAGCCGGTCAATCAGTGGGCCAATGGCTTGCAGGTCATCGGCATTGAGCGCTTGGCAGATCATGGTCATCACCTCCTCGAATGTCTTTGTGGGCTTTTTGACTTCGACATCGACCGTGTTTTTTAGCTCGACGCCACGGCGCACAACGGAATCCTTGAATTTGTTGTAGGCGTCCATGTCCTTGGATGGCTTCATGTCAGCTACGCCTTTTTGCCATATCGTGGACAAGGCCACGTCGCTGATGGCGGCTGATGCCTGCTTTATCCAATCAGCCAGCGCGTCAGGTGAATAGCGCTTTGACGTGTTGTTGTCGATTGGCGCGAATCCTTCGCCGCCCTCTGTATTCAGGTGCTGGATAGCTTCATCAAGGCGACCTGATCGCTCGGTCTTCGGCCAGTATTTGTAGGCCTGCTTGACCACTGTTTTCTTGATCATCTCCGATTCGTCGGACGCCCACGGGCCACCGCTTTTTGCTTTTCCGTCCTTGAAGGCTTTCCATGATTCGGAGCGGTCCCGAATTGAATAAATGCTGTCAATGTCCATGGTGTGCGTCAGGTACTCACCATCAGGCGTCTTGATCACCACATAAGCGCCCTTGATCGCGCCGCGCACCGCAGCAGTTGCAAACGGGTCATGGCCGTGCGTTGGCGGCTTGTCAAACCCGTTCACGATGAAATTGTCATGCTCGCGCACAATATTGGCCTGAGCCCATAAGATTGAGCCGGATGCCACAGCCAGGTCAATCAAGCCCATGTAGCTAATGTCCAGGCAGACCATCATGGCGCCCTTGACCTTGCGTGGCACTAGATAGGCCTGCTTCTTGGCTGGGTTCAGGCTGATGCCGATAGCGGCCACGTTGGTGATGGCGTTCTCCACGGCCTGTCGGTTGCTCATGGCCACGGACATCATGAAGTCCGAAGCACCAAGAATTTGCAGGGCAAAGCCAGCTTCCTTGTCGAAGTTGATGCCACGATCAACCGCGACCGTGGTGAAGTTCTCGCGCAGTGCATAGACTGCCTCCGAGAGTAATGCAATGTCGTTGCTCATGATTGATTCCTAATTGATGAATGTGATCTCATACGCCCGACGCAATGCATACATGCGCGGGTGCTTGACGCGGTACAGCCGGTAAAGCTGGATGAAGTCTTTGAGTTGGTTCATGATTTATCCTTGTGCACCGGCATCAATGCGCCCCATCCGCCATCAAATGTGAACTTTGCTGTTTCCATGCCGCGCGGTTGCAGAATGCAATTCGGCAGGGTTTGCAGCAGCCGCAAATAGGCGACTGAATATTGCGAATCGCCTACCGGATGCTCTTTGAATGCCTCTTTTCTGCCGTCGCATTTGTAGCAAGGCACTTTCTTTGAGCCGCTGAATGCCTTGCTTGATTCTGTGTATCCATCGCCGCCACACTCTTTGCATTCATAGGTGTGCGTGCCGTGATCAAACTCGCCTTCACCGTCGCATTCATCACATTCTTCGTGGTACATGTAGCCACTGCCATCACACACAAAACACGGCTCAGCAGTTGGCAGGACGATTCCGGCTACCGCAATAGCAGACGGCATTTCAATCGTGGCGAATTTGTCGAAAGCAGTCTCAAGGCTTTCCAGCGTTGCCACATAATCGCCGTCATCGTCAATGCAGATCATGATGTGGCCATTGCAGGCAACAGCACCATGTTTTGAGCGCATTGGCGCTTTCAGGTGTGTGCGAACTTCATCCTCATTCGCTAAGAATGGTTTCAGGTCAATCGTTCTCATGACAGCACCCACGACAAAGCCAGCACAAAGCAGACAATCGCCACAATCGTCCAGCCACTCGTATCGCGGCGGCGGGTGCTCTCGATTGAGGCGGCGTAAGCTGTGCCAGACATGCGAGCTGTGCGGCTGTCTAGTGTGGATGCGGGGTAGCTCATGCGACAAACTCCAAAGCTGTCAGCTCGCTGATCTTCCTGTCAATCGACGTAACCAGCGCCTGAAAATCGGCCATTGCTTTTTGCTTTTCAGCCTTGAGTTGTTCGATTTGCTTGCCGCGTGGATCGAAGTCGTCGGGGATGTCAACATCTATTGCGTATGGCATGACGGTGATGTGGCCGGATTCTTTCATCTCAAATGGAAAGAACGAAAACTTTTCGTCGTCGCTAAATTCGTCGTCGCGGTACAAGATAAAACCTTTGATTTGCGTTTTCATGCTGCGCACCCTTCTTCCACTGGCGCCGCGTCACTCGGCTGCTGGCTTGGGAGCCGGGCCTCTGCCTTGGGTTTCAGCCGCCAAACCCAGTCGGGATACGCCCTGCCTTCATCATGAATCGGCATGATGATGCCGAAGAAGTCGGTATTTCTGTTGGACACCACGGCAATACCGCCGTCCTTGTCAGGCTGGAGCAGCGACACACTGTCGTACTTGTCACCGCCGCCCAGTCGGATAGCGCGTCGCGCCAGTGCAACGTACTCGGGATCTATCGCGTTCTGTAGCTGGCACACCGATGACTCGCGCGGGATAACTTTTTTCCAGTCCGGATACTTTCCATCGACTTCCCATGAACCAGACTTGGTGCCGTGTTTTGGCTGCACGTAGACCTCAAGGGTAGGACCCTGTGTGCCCTTGGTGTCTTTTGCCGGCTCCATCACGACGGCCAGCCGGTCATCAATGATCGTTAGCCGTTTGAGGTCAGAACCGGTACAGGCGGCTTCCAGTCGCTTGCCAATGCGCAGAATGGCCGGGCGGTCAATCGTTCCCTTGGTGTCGCGCCAGATACCCATGGCGTAGCCATTGGTCCCGACAATCACAACGCCGCCCGATTCAATGGGTTCAACGTAAACGCCATTGAGGTAGTAGCGAATATCGTCATGGGCTTTGAACTGGCAAATTGCCGCAACCAGGCGGGCAGATACGTTCAGCTTCATGGCGGGCTGGTCTTCCAGCGCCAGATTGATATGAGGAATAGCGTTCATACGGCCTCCATCCATTTCAGATACGCGCCAATCTTGGCTTCATCGCTGTCCAATTTCGCCTTGCGTTTCAGACTCGCCAGCACTTCGGATTCGATCTTTGCTTGCAAGCCCGGAACCTTCTCGACCAGCTCAAACACATCGATGGCCCCAGCGTAGGCATACACCAGCCACACGCGCTCTTTTGAATCAGGATGGGCATCACCGCCACCGGCAACAGCTTCGTCGTGCTCAAGGTAGCAGCGCAGCGACAAATGCTCGTCTGTGGTGTAGGTGTGCACAATCAGACCCGAAAGGTCGGGGGTGGCAGGCATGGCGGCGTGCGTAGCATGGTGATCAATGGCTTCGCTGGCAAGCATTCGGATAGATGCCAACTTTTCACGGCGGCTGATGTCATCAACGCAATTGACGGATGCAAGCGCATTGATATGGTCAAGTACGTGCTTGTCGCAGCTTGTTTGCGCAAACTGTGGCTTGATGCCGCAGACTTGGGCGGCTAGGGCTACCATGTTCATGCTGTCACCTCAACGCATTCTTGTGTCTGTGTCTCAATTGCTGGCGTCCACAACTCGGCGTGCTTGTCAATCAGCACCAGAGCGGCGCGGTATTCTTGCGCGTAGCTGTTGTCGCCATGCTCTGCGGTCAGGGCAAGTTCAAACTGATCGCGCGTGTCAAAAAAACAACCGGCTCGAATCATCACGCCAGCATCAGTTATCCACGCTTGCAAATAGTCAGATCGTGACCCAATTGGGCCAATGGTGAAGAATGGGCGATCACCAACGAGCTTATTTCCGCTCAGGTAGGCACCACTCAGGTAGGCACCGCTCAGGTAGGCACCGCTCAGGTAGGCACCGCTCAGGTAGGCACCGCTCAGGTAGGCACCGCGCAGGTCGGCACCGCTCAGGTCGGCACCGCGCAGGTCGACACCGCTCAGGTAGGCACCGCTCAGGTCGGCACCGCGCAGGTAGGCACCGCTCAGGTAGGCACCGCTCAGGTAGGCACCGCTCAGGTAGGCACCGCGCAGGTCGGCACCGCTCAGGTCGGCACCGCGCAGGGCGGCACCGCTCAGGTCGGCACCGCGCAGGTCGGCACTGCTCAGGTAGGCACCGCTCAGGTAGGCACCGCTCAGGTAGGCACCGCTCAGGTCGGCACCGCTCAGGTCGGCACCGCGCAGGTCGGCACCGCTCAGGTCGGCTTTTGCCGCCGTTGCTTTTTCAAGCGTTTCACGCATCGACATGCCTGATTCGCCCTCAAATAACACAGCTCCGGTAAATCGGCGCTTGATCTGGATTGGCGCTGAGGCCGCTGCATTTGACATGTTTACTCCTTGGTTAATCTGGCGTACCGGGTAGGAATCGAACCTACAACCTTCGGCTTTGGAGGCCGCTGCTCTGCCAATTGAGCTACCGATACATTCACCGCTAACAAAACTGTGGTGCTTGCACCTGGAGCGCCCTCTGCATCCTGTTGGGCTTACTGGCTTCGTATCGCTTGCCATCTCGTTGCGTTTTGTTTTGCGTTGAAGTGAAGTTTAATACAACCTAAACCAGTAGTCAAGCAAAATCTAAACACTTCCGCAAAATAATTTACGGTTTAGTGATTTTTTTGATCTGGTTCGTCGGCTTGTTGCAGTGCCAGCATCACCGCCCAGGCGCGTCTGCGCTGGGGTTCCGGCATGGTCGCAAGGGCGCTAGCGATGCTTTTTACATCGGCAGGCCATGAGTTTGGATCGTCTTCGGTGAAATCAAAGTACAGCTGCGGAAGTTTCAATTTTTCCTCCAAAGCCCTCGCAGCCCTCTCGCCGAACACGCCACCAGCTTGCAAAAGTTGCGACAGCCTGCCTTTTGATATTTCGGCATCCCTGAGAAAGTCCGAACGCTCGTCCTTATACCTGGACGTAATCAATCCCTGTAGGCGTTGGCGGCGAATGCTGTTCATTTCCATAAGGTACACGAAAGCGTTTAGGTTTCTCTTGACAATAACGTTTAGGTTGTAGTAAACTCATTTCCATGAAATTAAACGAATGGCTTGATGCGGTCGAAGGCCGAACCAATGCAGTAGCCGCGCATTTCGGGGTATCGAAGTCTGCCGTTAGTCAATGGCGCGGCAGAGGGGTGCCTGTTGACAACATGAAGTCTTTGCGTGATTTCACCAATGGCGAAGTCACATTGGAAGAACTCATTCCAGAGCCACAAGAAGCTATCGCGCAGGCCACAGCATGAGCGAATACCTTATGCGTCCACTCCTCATAGCCCGAACAATGGTGCCAATGACACGGGATCAAAACGCGAACCTGCGCAAACTCCTCATCGACCAAGTCGGCAGCGAATGCCTGTTGATCGTGATTCCAAGTCACATAGAAATTCATAACTTGGGAGTTGGCCAATCCATCCCAGCAGGCCAAGTCATTACCGAGAGGGTGGTGTTCGTGAAGGAGCCCCGCAAATCCCCATTGGCTGCGTTCGTTGGCCTGTTTCGAAAACCCAAGGAGGCCAGATATGCTCAAAAAAGTCAGCCTGCTGATGGTGTTTTTTATACCGAGTAAGTTATGACCGACAAAACCGAATTGCGCGGACTTTGCCCGTCCGAGCTTGCCCAAGCCCTTGACGCCATCGCAATGAGCGAAGGAATGGATCGCAACACCTACGTTGTCAAAGTGTTGGATGCAGAGGTGAGGAAAGTAGCACATAAGCAAATGATGCTCGCCCGCACGCTCAAGGGCAATCCGTACTTAATCCATGAGGGTGGGAATGAGTAAGCCCGCCACCCTTGCGAATACGCAAGCACCCAAGAAACTCACCGCGGCTGAACGCACTGCCAAGCTGCTGGCCGTTCGCCCGGTCAACCACTTCAATTCACCGATTCCCAAAAGCAAGGCGCTTGGCACCAGTGCTGCGGTTCGGGCTAGGGCAAGCATATGAGCTTTGATGTGGTCGATGATTCGGCAGAGTTTTTCGCGCCATGCGACTCTGATGTGATTGACTCGTTGATCGGGGAATACGAAGCCGTCAAGACCAAGATCGAGCGCATCTCTACCACCATGACGCATCCGGAGTACACCGGGGCATTGCAGCACTTTCTTGACGGCAACAGCGCAGAGCGTTGGGCACCATCCGTGGAAAGCCTGTTTGCGCTCAAGGGTGCGATGTTTTCGCTGAATTCGTCGTACTGGGCGCGCGCGCTGGCCCTGACTGATGTGTACGACACCATGCCCCAGGCCCGGCGTGATTACTGGAATGCGCAGTTGCAAGGGAAAACACACCTTGGCAGCACAAGTTTCTATACGCAAGAAAAAATCCCACCGCTGCCAGATTTCGAGGAATCCACGGTACGCAACACCTTGGGCGACCTGTTGCGTCAACGGTCGGTGTTCTTCGCAGAGCGTGTGGACGGCATCTTTCGAGGCTTGTCGGGCGACCATGTGACCAATCAGCCACAAGGGTTTAGCAAGCGCATGATCATTGGTTACATGCTGTCCTATGGGTCAATCCGGCATGAACGCTCAGGCCTGATCCATGACCTGCGTAGCGTCATTGCCAAATTCATGGGCCGCGATGAACCCAAGCATTCCAGCTCTGAAGTGCTGGTGAGTGAGTTGTACAAATGCACCGGTCAATGGGTGACGGTGGACGGTGGCACGTTGCGTATTCGCGTCTACAAAAAAGGCACGGCGCACATGGAAGTGCATCCCGATATGGCATGGCGCTTGAACCAAGTTTTAGCCAGCCTCTACCCACTGGCCATCCCCGCCCAGCACCGCACCAAGCCACCCAAAGCCGCGAAAGAATTCGTGATGATGGGAAGGCCCCTGCCGTTTGCCGTGCTGGAAATGATCTACCAAGGCATCTCACGCAAGATCGAAGGCGAGGCTGGTACGCGCTACTCGTTGCCCTACAAAGCCAAAGAGCAAAAATCCGCCTATCAACAGGCATGTGACGTGCTGGAAGCCTTGGGTGCTGTGCAAGTTGACGGCGGCTTTGTGTTTGACTACGAATACCGCGATGTATTGCGCGAGCTGTGCCTGACAGGATGCCTGCCAGATCAAAAAGCGCACCAGTACTACCCAACACCCTCAAAGTTGGCGCAAATCGCCGTGGAGCTGGCGCAGATCACGCCTACGGACACGGTTCTTGAACCCAGCGCTGGACAAGGCGGCATTGCTGACCACTTGCCCAAAGATCAAACCATGTGTGTCGAGATTTCCGCGCTGCATTGCAAGATTATGGAATCCAAGGGCTTCATGTGCGCCCAGGGTGATTTTCTCGCATGGGCCAAATCAACGCGCGCAAAGTTTGACGCGATTGTGATGAACCCGCCATTCAGCGAGGGCCGCGCCAGGACACATACCGAGGCCGCTATCAGTCTGCTTGAGCCGGGTGGCCGCGTTGTGGCGATCTTGCCAGCATCCAACAAGGGCAAGGACTTTCCCGGCGTGGCGTGCGAATGGTCAACCGCCTATGAGCGCGAGTTTGCCGGAACAAGCGTTTCCGTCGTTATTTTCAAGGGGACGAAATGACCCAAGAAAAACAAAAGCCGCATGGTGCGCAAACACCAGCGGCCTTCTATCAACTGAAAGGATGAATTTCAATGACTGATCTCAGTTTACCACTATGCCGCGCCAGTGACCCAATCACTTCTTTCATGGCCGGTGCCGAGCAGATCGCAGCATTGACAAGTTTGGACGCCTATCAGGTCAGGAAGCGCCTCAGTGACCTTCAAAAGCGTGATCTGGTGCAGCCGTACCAACAGACGCGCAAAACGGCTACAGGGCGGCGGGAAAGGCTTTTGGCTGCACTATGAATTATTACAACCGGCATATCGGAGATTACCTCAAGGATACGTCACACCTGACATTGTTGGAGCATGGCATTTACACGCGCCTGATGGATGTGTACTACGTCCGTGAGTCGGCATTGCCGCAAGATCAAATTGCCAGACTGATTGGGGCGCGTACGCCCGATGAGATGGCCGCATTGGATAGCGTGCTTTCAGAGTTTTTCGAGCTTATCTCGGGATCATGGATTCAACACCGTTGCGAAAAAGAGATTGAGACATTCAGCGACAAGAGCATTAAAGCAAAGCGCAGTGCGTCTGCACGCTGGGATGCCAAAGAATCAAACACCGAACGCAATGCAGACGCAATGCCAACGCATAACGAACGCAATGCAGACGGTGTACTACCTGCGCGCGTCCCAATAACCAATAACCAAACACCAATAACCAATAAGAAGAATACAAGCGCTATCGCGCCGCCTGACGGCGTTCTCGAATCGGTATGGGCTGATTTTGTAGAACTTCGAAAAAGCAAAAAAGCCAAGCTAACACAAACTGCCATTGACGGCATTGAACGCGAAGCGCATAGGGCGGGGTGGAGCTTGGAAAACGCTTTGCGCGAATGTTGCTCGCGGGGCTGGACCGGCTTCAAGGCCGATTGGGTTTCCGACAAACCGCGTCAATCCGAAACCTTCGCAGAGCGCGATGCCAGAAACGCACGCAAGCGATGGGAGGAGATGACCGGGCAGGTGCACCCGGACAACCTGCCAAAAGCGTTTGAAGTCTTTGACAGCAATTTGATGCTTGAGGTGTCTCCATGATCAAAGCCATTGACCGCCTGTTTCACCGCCTGGGTGCAACCTATGGCGCGGACTGGGACCGCGCATTGGGTCAAACCCCCATTGCTGATGCAAAGACCGTCTGGGCGCATGAACTCACGCCATTCAAAAATTCTCTGCACCGTATCGCCTGGGCGCTGGAAAACCTTCCGGATCGTTGCCCGAACGTGATCGTTTTCAAGTCGCTGTGCAAGCAAGCCCCTGCACCCGTGGTGCCAGTACTTCCAGAGCCGCCAGCCGATAAAAAGCGCGTCGATGAAGAGATGGCGAAGCTGGGTCATATCCGCATGGCTGAAAAACCAGCCTACAGCATGAAGGAATGGGCCTACAGGCTCCAAGCGCGTGACAAAGCTGGCGAGACATTGAACCTCAATCAAAAACGCTGCTACCGGGCCGCGCTTGGCCTTGATGCGGCATGAACAAAGAACAGGTAATCACCTTGATACAAAAAATCCGCGAATTGGGCGATGAAGACCACGCCCGCGATGTTTACAAGCTGGCAAACGAAACATGGCCGGAGTGGAATTTACGGGAAGCGTTCGAGCAACTGAAAGCGAAATCATGACCCCCAAAGAACAAGCAGAGATCATCCGCAAAGCCAGACAGGATTCCCAAGCCCTACGCAGTGGCTGTCCCAGCCGTGGCAACCCGTATCAGCAGCAAGACGCGGCTGATTTGTGGCAAGCCGAGTTTGATGCGGCTTTGAAGGAGGGGAAGAAGTGAGCTACAAAATCGAAAAAATCAGCGACTTGCTGGCAGTCCCTGCTGACCGGCGCGAGGCTTGCATGCGTGACTTGCTTTACGGGCTTGCACTGCATGAAATGGCGTTTGGTGAAGATGCACAAAAAGCATTGATCGGCGCTGTTGAATGGACTGATGACGACGACCACAGCGCGACCCTTCACGACCCTGATGGAGGAATTATCTTGTCGCTCAATATCACCAAGGATGCGATATGAAAGCCAAGATTTGCAAAGCCTGCAAAGCAGAGTACACGCCCTCAAAGATGGGCCAGAAAGTGTGCAGCGGTGAATGCGCTATTTCGCTGGCTGTGTCCGAGCGCGGCAAGGCTGAGAAAGTCGCAAAGGTGAAGGAAAAGCGCGAGGACAAGGTGAAGCGCGACGCCATGCGTACCAAGCCGCAATTAACCAGACTTGCCCAAGCCGCCTTCAACAGCTTTATCCGTGCCCGTGACGCTGGTAAGCCCTGCATATCGTGTGGCGTGCCACTGCCAGCCACGGCGGTAGGTGGCGCGTTTGACTGCGGCCATTACCGCAGCGTTGGAAGTGCTGTGCATATGCGTTTCGTGGAAGACAACGCCCACGGCCAATGCAAGCACTGCAACCGGCATTTGGCAGGCAATCATGTTGCCTATCGTGCCGGTTTGATTGAGAGAGTAGGGCAAAAGACAGTGGATTTGATCGAGTCCGACAACGCGCTGAGAAAGTACAGCCGTGAAGGATTAGAGGAAATCGCCCGGCATTACAACGCAGAGGCACGGAGACTCAAGGCATGACAAAGCGCATCTTTGTTTTGCGCTCGGAAGACATTCGCCGTCGCTGTCAGGCTGCCATATGGGACTGTCCTGATGGCTATCAGGTGACGATAAAAGAGCCTGTAAGAAGCCTTGATGCCAACGCAGCCCAATGGCCGTACCTTGAAGGCTTTTCAAAGCAAAAACAGCTTTGCATCAATGGCGTCATGGAGTGGGCAACCAGTGACGACTGGAAAGACGTGCTGACCGCTTGCTACAAAGGCGAAATGCGAATGGCAGCGTTTGACGGCAGGGTAATCATGATGCCCCAGCGAACAAGCAAGATGGGCAAGAAGGTTTTTTCTGAGTGGATGGAATACCTTGTCGCAATGGCCGCGCAGTCGGGCGTAACGCCGGTTTACAAATCACCAGCAAGGGAGGCCGAATGAACAGAACCCAACACCCATCAAATAACGCTGTTCTTGGAGCGCCAGATGGATGGATTCAGGATGAACTTCCGTGTGGTGCGCTCCCAATAACCAGAACTGAAGTACATGGGCTACCGTGCATTGGATCATTTTGGAGGCCGACATCCGACGAGTTGGCGCAATTGAACGCCGGCGCATTGGTGGCCGTGTGGGTGATTGGCAATACAACGCCACCCATGTCGATTGAGGTGGCCACATGAACGCCTACAGCGCCACATTCACCCTATCCGATGGCCGCGTCTTTTCCGTGCGCTACCTGCTAGACGCCGATGAACTCGCCGGCTTGCAAGCGGTGGGCCTGATTCCGATGGATGCCTGTCAAGTTGTGGGAATGCAGGAAGCCGCCGACAACCTGATCGCGCACATCGAGGCGCAGAGCTACAAGGCATTCGGCGGGGTGCTGCAATGAGCTATTCATGTTTCAACAGGCCGCCATTTGAAGATTTGATGATTGTTCAAGATGGATGGCATGACGCAGTGACTGAGCATGGCGAATTTACCCGCACGCCACGAATGAAGGTAAGCCCGTTTCGGATGGCGCGAGATTGTCAGTACCAAAAAGACGACAAGTACAACGATCCGCAGTGCGTAGGCTGCAAACACAAGGAGGTAAAGCATGAAGGATGAAAGCGTAGCCGCATTACTCGAATCTGGCGAAATCCAGCACACGGAAGATGTGATCTTTGTCATTGACATGGTGACAACGCTGTTTGACAAGGCGGCAGAAACTGAGCGCGACCACTTCCTCCACCTTGGCATTGCGCTGCTTGAAGTGTGGCGCGAATCGCTGGCGACTGCTGACGATTTGGAAGCCAGTGATCAGGTGCTGAACATAGTGATGGGTAAATCATGACCGTCTACGACGCCCATATGTACGGCGACCCTATGCTGATTTTGGAACGCAAAGAACAGGCCGCATTGCGCAAGGTTGCCGCTTGTGGCGACTGCATCCACGTCAAGATGATTTTCAAGGGTGAGCCGCGCTGTACAGTGCGCTACCAGAAATTCGGTTATCGCTGTACAAATTACGAAAAGGCGGATAAAAATGACTGAACAAATCCGTTACATGCTTGACGACTTGTTGGCTCAGTGGCACCAATGGGCAAAAGGATTCTCAATCGTCGGGCAACATGGAACCGCGCCGATGTTTAACGGGTTGGTGAGCAGCAAGCAATGGGACAGCGAAGACGATGTGATTGACGGGGCTTTGCATCATTCGCAAATGGAGTCAGTAGACTTTCACATTAACGAGCTTATCCCGCTGCACCGGACGGCCATAGGCATCAATGCGCGAAATCTTGTCACTGGATACAGCGTCTGGACAAGCGCACGATTGCCAGCAGATATAGAGCAACGTGCGGTCATATTGCGTGACGCAAGGAATATCTTGCAAAACAAGTTGACAAGTGCTGGCATTTTGTAGCATAATGGCGCCGTAGGCATAAGTGCCTTCAAAATCAGCCCGCAATAGCAATATTGGCGGGTTTTTCTTTGCCCGGATGAATATGCAGCTTTGTCCTGCCGGGCATCGTATCGAGTGACAAGCGTGGAAGTGGCGACCCTTTAGCAATCAGTCAAGCCTTACATCATCACTCTATAGAAAAGCAGCAGAGAAAGCAATGCGCTGCACCCGTCCGCAATGGAGCCGGATTCGTAACCGGCAATATCAACGTCCGCAGTCATCAGGCCACCACCCAGGCCATGCGCCAAATCACTGATGCACCAAGGCACCAACAGCGCAACTCCGGCGCGACCTCCACGCAAGCTGCAACGTGACGGAGCCGCAGCGACAGCAGATAGCCAGCCGAAAGGTAAAACGCTTATGGCTCTCAAGACTGTTAAGTTCAAGCTCAAGCCAATTGACACAAGGCGCATTGCCACATTGTTGATGCCATCAGATAAGCCGGCCATTGACACCCTAAGCGAAGAGGGCAGAGATGGCGTAAATGGCCGCATCAGGGGCAGGCGTGGCGTATCAATCCGATCTGCATGGCTATCTGCTAATCCGCTATGTGTCGTGTGCCTTGCCAAAGGGAGCATCACAGCAGGTCAAGAGGTCGATCACATCCAGCCTCTTTGGGCTGAGGGCGAAGATGATGACGACAACAAGCAGACGCTCTGCATACCGTGCCACAAAGCCAAGACCAAGGCTGAATATGGCATGCGGTGGCGTGGGAAGAATGGTGGGGGCGGGTCAAATGTCTAGGGGACAGGGCGGGACAC